GGATTGAAATAGAGGTGAATGAAGCATGAATAATGGTATGAGACCGGGGATCTATTATAATCCGGATCCGACTTATGAAAAAACGAAGACAAATTTGAATCGTGAATCAAAACGGGTACGTGGCGAGGTTGAAGCGTTTTTTGAAGAAATCCGACGCTGCAGAAAGCATATTGATTCTTTGAATCAATACCGCCAGCAGTACGAAATGGATCTGTTTTCACTCAAGGGTTGTAGATACGATAAGGAGCCGGTCGACGGCGGCGTGTCTTCCGATTTATCGGATATCGTTATTGCGTTCGAACAGAAGATGGCACAGGCAGAAGAATTGCGGATAAAAGAGCTCAACAGATACGGTGACATGATTACAAAGGGGTTTAGGCTGCTTGCTTTGTTATCCGACCCGGAGCAGAAATCAATCATGATTGACCGGTATTTTATGAACAAGCTCTGGGAGAAAATAGCGCTGGAACATCATTTTGATAAAAGATCTTGCTTGCGGATGAGAGACAGAGCAATTCAAGAAATTTCTCAAAAAATGAAAGTTGTCACTAAATGTCACTTTTAAACGTGGTATTATGATAGTGTAAAAGTTCAGGAATTCCTCTCCGGAATAAGAAAGCACGTACTTCGGCCATGGGTGCGTGCTTTTTGTTTGTTTATCTAAAAGGTGGTGATTGCTGTGGGCGCAAAAGGCAAGTATGCAAAGTGGCTTCTTCCGGATAATCTTTTGCGCTTGCAGGCATGGGCGCGAGACGGATTAAGTAATGAGCAGATTGCACATAATATCGGAATTAATCAAGATACATTGTACACATGGATTAAGAAGTACCCCGAATTTTCCGAGGCTTTATCGCGCGGAAAAGAAGTTGTGGATATTGAAGTAGAGAATGCGCTTTTAAAAAGAGCCAAAGGATATGACTATATAGAGACGACATCAGAGCTAATTGCGGATAAAAACGCAAGAAATAAAGCAGTGATGAAAGTAACTAAGCGTGTGACGCGGCATGTGCCGCCGGACGTAAAGGCAATCATCTTCTGGCTGACGAATCGGAAACCGGAATGGCGCGACAAGCAGGAGAAGGAATTATCTGGTAATATCGGGATTAATTTGGTGGTAGATGATGACATTACAGACGATTAATCTTGTCAATGACATTATTCATCCGACGCCGAAACAGCGTGAATTTATGCGGGCGGTCAAGGATAATACATACATTCTTTATGGCGGTGCAGCAGGCGGCGGAAAATCGTATATATTGCGTTGGGAACTGGTTTATCTCCTGATCAGCTGGTACAAGCATTTGAAATTAAAAGGTATCCGCGTTGGGCTGTTTTGTGAAGACTACCCGGCACTGCGGGATAGACAGTTGTCAAAGATAAAAATGGAGTTCCCGGACTGGCTTGGCAGCTACAAAGAAGCGACTCATGAATTTACACTAAATCCGGCATTCGGCAGCGGTGTAATATGTTTCCGTAATCTGGATAATCCGTCAAAATATTTATCGTCAGAATTTGCGGCAATCGCGATTGACGAATTGACGCTGAATGAACAGACTGTTTTTGATTTTCTCCGCATGCGGCTTCGCTGGGTCGGTGTTGAGGATCCTAAGCTGATTGCGGGAACGAACCCCGGCGGTAAAGGTCATATGTGGGTCAGAAACCTATTCATTGACAGAAATATACCGCCGGAAATGCAGGATTTTGCAAATAAAATCGCTTTCGTGCAAGCGCGGATAGATGACAATCCGTACTTACCGGCGGGATACAGTGACGCACTTGATACGCTGCCGGATAAACTCCGGAAAGCATATCGCGAAGGCGACTGGAATATATTCGAAGGGCAGGTTTTTGAAGAGTTCAGGACGGATATACACGTTGTTGAACCGTTTGGAATCCCACAAAGCTGGCAGCGTGGACGATCGATGGACTGGGGATACAGCAAGCCGTATGCAATCTACGAATATGCAGTCGATTATGACGGTGTTGTCTATGTAATTAACGAATGGTACGGCTGCAAGCCGGGAACGGTCAACACGGGTACGCAGGAAACAGCGCGGGAAGTCGCGCAGAAGATTAAACATTTGGGCAGTGAGTTCGGTATTGCAGATCCGGCAATTTGGCAGAAAACAGGTCATGACGGGCCGTCAATCGCAGAAGTGTTCACAGCGGAAGGCGTGCCGTGGTATCCGGCGGATAATGATAGATTGGCCGGGAAAATGCAGGTGCACTTACGGCTGAAAGAACGAAAGCTCAAGATATTCAAAACGTGTTATCACTTGATACGGACGCTGCCGGCTCTGACGTACGATAAACACAAGGTTGAAGATGTAGATACACAGCAAGAAGACCATAGTTACGACAGCGTCAGATATTACCTGATGAGCCGTCCGATTCAGCCGGTAAAAGCAGAAAAGCCATTCAATGATGGATACAGATATGAAGATGAGGAAGGGGATGAACCGACGGCATGGGGCGTGTAATGAGCGACAGAGCGCTTAGAGATTACGCTTATAGAGTGCTCAAATCAGAGTACGGTGAACATATGGAGAACGGGATTTTAATTCCGGCAAAGAAAAGCGATGAAGAGCTGGCGGCGTTCGCAGCGCAGATGCCAGAATGGCAGCTTAGGCAGATGTATGGAATGATGTTTGAAGGAGAACTTGTCGAATGAGTTTTGATTTATCTGAAGCGCGGAATAATGTAAAAAAGGCACTGCAGCTAACCAGTGAATGGCGCAAAAGCGCGAAAGAAGATTATGATTTCATGCGCGGTAAACAGTGGACAGACGCGGATTTGAAAGCAATGAAACAGAAATCTCGTCCGGTCATTACAATTAACCGGATACGTCCGGTTATTAATCTTCTTTCCGGCTATGCAGCGCAGAATGAAACGGAGCCGGATTTTCTGCCGCGCTCGGAAGAAGATGACCGGGTAGCACGTGTGGCCAAAGGTATTACAAAGTACACTTTTGACAAGACGAATTATCAGAGCGTTAAGAAAAAAGCGTTCAAAGACGCGGTGATATGCGGTGTCGGAAATTACTGGGTCAGTTATGAATTTGATTACGCCCGGATGGATGGTCGGATACAGATCAAAAACGTCAGCCCGTTCGATGTATTTGTGGATCCGGAGTGCAAAGAAGATGATTTGTCCGATGCTTTTTACTGCGGCCGGTATAGTTGGGAAAATCCGGAGAAGTTAAAACAGGTTTATCCGGATAAAGCGGATGAAATCACCATGATTGCGCACAAGTACGACGACAGCGAATTGGAAACGGTTAATACAGAGCCGCTCTGGTATTCGCGGGATTTGAAAAAGCTTCGTGTGGTGCAGTACTGGTATAAAGAGTACACACGGAAGAAAATATTTTCTGCAGACGGAATGCTTGTCGATGAATCGCAGCCGGATTTATATTCGGCTTTTTTAATGTCTGGAGCGGAACCGGAAGAAATACCGGTTACGAAAATCAGATACGCGACATTTTGTGGAGATGTATTGTTAGAAGAAGGCGAAAGTCCATACAAACACAATCAATTCCCACTTGTGCGGCAGTATTGCTATTTATCCGGTTACGGCGAGGACTTAGATGACGGATTGGAACCGGCGGGCATTGTGCGGGATCTAAAAGACGCACAGCGCGAACTCAACAAGAACCGCAGTCAGCGCATGCATATCGTCAATCAGCAGTCGCTCGGTGTCCGGTTCTGGACTGGACCGCAGTTTGATGAAAAAGAAAAACGGGAAATTCGGAATCTGTCTACAACGCCGGGCGCTAATATTTTCTTAAAGCCGGGCGTGACATTTACCGATGGGCTTCCATCGGCACAATCCGTCAATAATATAGAACTCGAAAACCGCTCAAGCAGTGATTTCTACACGATTTCAGGCATTACTCCGGAGAGCCTGTCCGGCAGTATTGGGGCGATGAGCGGCAAGGCAATTGATCTTCGTCAGTCGGTTACCACGGTGCAGACGGCTGAAATATTCGATAAAGCCAAAGAGGCGGAACTGCAGATTGTAAAACTCTTATGGGGAGACACCTACGCACCGGGATTGATTCCGCAGTTTTATAACAAAGACAAGGTTATGCGGATCCTCGGCGAAGACGGCAAAAAAGAGTTTGTGCGGATACAGCCGGGGTTAGGTCAAGCCATTCAGGAACAGCAAGCGGTAGATCAGAACGGTATGCTAGTAACAGATGAAAACGGCGACCCGGTTATGAAAGTACTGTATGATTTGTCCGCTTTTGATTTCGACATTGTGATCACAACATCGCAGGCAAGCGCTACCGCACGGCGGGCGAATCTGTATCAGCTGCTTGAAGCAAAGAAAGCGGGCGTCGATATTCCGATGGATATTATTCTTGATTTCATGGATTTCCCGGAAAAGGAAACCGTCAAGAAGCGTATGCAGCAGGCTTCCGAACAGCCGAAAATGCCGGACTTTAAAGTCAACGCAAGTATTGAGGATTTACCGGCGGAAGCACTGTCAACGGCGCTGCAGTCTATCGGCGTGAATATTCCGCCGCAGCAGATTATGCAGGAAAGATTAGCACTGAAAGGGCGTGCAATCGCTCCGCCGGTGCAACCGCAAATTCCGATACAACAACCACAGCTATTAGGGCAGTAATGCCTTGATATATCGTCCTAAGCAACGACGTTAAAAGGCTTTTTTCTTTCGTCCGAAAAGAGACGGTAAACTACAAAAAATCATTCGACCGCCGACGTCGTTAAACCGGCAGAAGGAGATAATTATGGAGAATGAAGCAATGCTTAACGCAGAAGATTTAG